CGGGGTTTGTCTGTGTCGCGTAACGTTGCAAGCTGGACACGCTGCTATGAAAACAGGTGTTTATCCGCCCGCATAGAGCTATTTATGCAGCCTCTCGAATTTCTTCGAGGGCGCAGTCGATCCATGCCACTCCAGCCTTGATGATCTCCCGCGCCTTGCGCTCGGACATGCCCGCCTCCCTTCCAACTCGCATGGCCGGGTGCTTCGATCCGTAGTAGGCCCACACGAAATCCCCCATCTGCTGGTTGCGCTTCGTCAGCCTGGCTACTGCGCCGTCGATGATCAGCGCCAGGTCGTCGGTGATGACATGCTGCCGAGCTCCACCCTCGCTGGGCACGTTGTCGCGCATAAGCGCGTACAGGGGCGACACGTAGCGTGGCACCCCCATCTCGCACATCCGCCACCACCCCCACTGCTCGAGCATGTATTCAGTATCGCCCAGCGCCTTGTCCACGTAGGTTCGTTTCTTCATGCAGCCCTCCGGGGCGTTGGGTCGGTATCCAGGCCGAACAGCTCGCGCAGCAGCTTGTCAGCGTGTTTGTTCTTGGCGTTGCCTTCGGTGATCCAGCCCTTGGCGAATTGCTCGAAGCCCACATTGGCGCGCGCGGCGTGCCAGTCAGCCACGATGTCCATCAGGGCTGCTGATGCGATGCGGCCGTTGTTCTGCTCCAGCAGCATGCGGTTGCCCACCTTGAGGAACTTGCACTCCACGGCGGTCAGGCTCTTGCGCGGCAGGGCCGCAGTTACATTGCTCGTCATGCGGCACTCCATACGTGCAGTTTTTCACCAGGGCGCTGATCAGCCCGCGTCTCAACTGATACAGCCCGAGACCAGGACCGGTAGGCCTCAGCAGGCGATCGCCCAGCGCCGGCCCATGGATGCCCTTCGCTCACACACCACCAGGTGCCGTTGCTAGAACTCAGCTTGACCTTTGGCAGGCGGCCGGTGAACCCGACCTTGTGCGATGCCAGCCAGACCTCAACGGCCGGCCAGATGATCGCCTGCTCCGGCGCCGAGAACTTTAAGGTTCGTCCGTTCGAGCGCTCACCCAGGCCGTAGTCGTCATTGGCAACCCACAGCACAAAGCCAGTCGGGCCGTGCTTGAGCGTGTGCCCTTTGTATTCCCAAGCCCAATCGCCAGGATACTCACGCAGCGAGGCTGCAATGCGCTCTGCTTCCGGGTATTGCTTCACCGTCACCATCTGCGCCCCTGGCGGGAGAACGACAGCCCCGTCAGTGACAACCGGCTGATACCCTGCCGGTTCATGCACCGGCGCCAGCACCCTGGCAATCAGCTTGAGCGGGTTCATCGAGCCACCTCCTGAGCCATGCGGGCCTCTGCAATTCGAACAAAGCCCAGGAACTGGTCGGCTGGAATCGACTCCTTGATCACGTCGAGGATGACCCGGTCCATGTGCTGCTGGGCGTGCGCCTTGGCCTCCTTGCGCAACTGGCCGCATCGGTACAGCAGCCGGGTGCGGTCGTGGTTGATGTGCTTGAGCGCGGCCTTCGCCCGGTTGTACCAGCCTCGGTCGTATGGCGTGCCTTGGATGGCACGCTCCACGGCCTGCGCCAGCGACAGCTCCAGGCGGATAGCGTCAGCCACCAGTTGCTCGTGCAGAGCCTCACAGGCTTCCAGGGTGTCGGGCAGTTCGCGGGGGCCAACCAAGCGCGGGTGCGCTTCTGCAGGTTTCGGGGTATTGCCAGTGGCAACAGGCTGCTCGGCGCCGGCACGCTTCGTCACGTTCACCGACACGACCGGGGTTGCGGATTTGCCAGCGCCAGCGCGTGGCCAGAAATTAGAAAGATTCATGCTTAGCTCCTTTGGTGCGGTGGCGGCCGGCAAATGTCCTGCCCATCTCGACTTCGTCGTCAGATGGGAGGCGGTTTCCGGCAAAGTTGACGAAGCGGGCGTACTGCCCTTGGCGCTGGACCAGGCACGAGCCCTGCGGGGCCTGCCGGCCCTTGTCGAGGATCAACTCAGTAACGCCCTGCTCACCCGCTTCCGACTCCGGGTCGTGGTGCACAAGGATCACGGCATCGGCGTCCTGCTCGATCTGGCCCGAGTCGCGCAGGTCGCTTGCCTGGGGCTTTTTGCCTGGGCGGCTCGCGGGGTTTCGGTTCAACTGCGCCAGCACCAGCACCGGCACGCTCAGCTCTTTGGCCAGGTTCTTCAGGGCGATGGAGATCTTCGCCACGGCGTCGGTTCGGTTCTGGTTCTTGCCTTCGGTGCCCACCAGGCCCAGGTAGTCGATCATCAGGATGTCGAGGCCGTGCTCACGCTGGAGCTTGCGGGCTTCCGAGCGGATGGCGCTCATAGTCATGCCCGGGGTGTCGTTCAGGTACAGCTGGGCGGACTCGATCTTGCTGCCTGCTGTCCCAATGCGCTGCCACTCGTCCTCGTCCAGGCTCTTGACCTCTTCCATGCGGCGCAGATCGACACCGCCCTGCGAGGCGATCGTTCGGATGGTCAGTTCCTTCTCGTCCATTTCCAGGCTGAAGATCAGCCCCACGCCTGCGCCGCGGATGGCCACATGGTTGACGATCTGCAGCCCCAGCATGGTCTTGCCACTGCCAGGGCGCCCGGCGATCACCACCATGCTCTTGGGGCGCAGGAAGCCGATCAATTTGTCCAGATCGGCCAGGCCGGTGGAAAGCTTCGGTGGTGCTCGGTCATCCAGCACCTCCTGCATGCCGTCGAACACCTTAGGCAGCACCTCGGCCATGCGCTTGTACCCGGCCTTCTCGGAGCCCTGCAGGTCGCGCAAGTCAGCGATGGACTGCTGGGCCTGGGCGATGATCTCGTCCGGCACCAGGCCATTTGCAACGGCAGCCTTCGCGGAATGGCCGATATCGACCACCTGGCGAATCACCGCCCACTGCTTGACCTGCTTTGCGTACGCCATCGCGTTGGCTACTGAAGGAACGTTCCGGCACAGATCTACCGCGAATGCCAGCGTGCCCTGTCCGCTTGGAAGGAAGCGCTGCACATCACCGACTGTCACCGCATCGACCGGCAGGCCGCGCCCCAGGCAATCACGGATCACATCGAACAGGGCCGCGTGGTCGTCGTAGAGAAAATCTGCGCTGCTCATCTGGCTGACGATGTCGTCCACCAGCGCGGTATTGCCATCGAGAGACGCAAGCATGATCGCCCCCAGGACGCCGTGCTCGGCCTCCGGGTAACCCATTACCAGTTCGCTCATGCTTCACCTCGCGCCGAGGCCCAGGTGAACAGGACAGCTGGCCCGCCAGCATCAGTCAGTCGGTCGACAGCACGGTCTCCCAGGCACTTGCGCAGGCCAGCTAGGCCCAGGTTGGAGATCACGATGGTCGGCATCAGCTGCCGGTACCGTGAGTCGACCACCTCGAACAGCACCTGCCGCTCGAAGTCGCTGCCGTGCTGAACGCCGACCTCGTCGATCACCAGCAGGTCCGGCGCCAGCAAGGAGGAATACACATCGCGCTCGGTCTGCTCGGACTTCTTGTCGAAGGTCATCTTGATGTCGCGGATGATCTCGATGGCCATGGTGTAGCGTGCTGACGCTCCGTAGCTGCGGATCACCTGCTGAGCAATGGCGCAGGCCAAGTGTGTCTTCCCGGTGCCCACGCTTCCCAGCAGCAGCATCGAGCGGCCCAGTTCCCAGTTGCGCTCGAACCCATGCACGTAGTCGCGGCACTCAGTCAGCGCCACGGCCTGTCCTTCGGTTTCGGCGCGGTAGGTGTCCAAGGTTGCCGCTCGGAAGCGCAGCGGGATCTCAGAAGCCATTAGACTGACGTTCATCGCCCAGTTACGCCGTACCTTCTGCGCTGGCTGGCGGATCGCCTCGTCGGCCGAGTGCAGCGCATCGAACTGGCAGCGAGTGCAGCCCTGCCAGAAGTGGTCGCCCAAGAACGACTCGATCAGTTCATCAGTGAAATCGCCATGCACGCGGCACTGGCCAGGTTTGAATTCCAGAGTCTTCGGTGTGGTCATGATCTTGCTACCCGGTAAGTCCCGTCAGGCTGGCGAACCAGCCCCTCGGTGTGGTCAATCTTGTCGAGGTCGGTGTGGTGCGATTGGCCCTGCGCAGGGCTGGCGCGCGGATTAACACTCACCCGTTGGTTGCGCACCCAGTTACGCCAAGTCGCATCCCAGTTGAGCTTTGTGGCGTCCTTACCGGTCTTGGAGATCCAGAAGTCTTTGAACGAGTCGGCCATCGCCTTGACCATTCGGTCATCAAGCTCCGGCCTTTCCGCTTTCGCCCATGCAGCCAGTTCTGGAGATAGAACCCAGTCATCAGGCAGGCGAGTACCGCGCTTTCGGCCATCCTGCTTTGGCTCAACCTGGCCAGGCGGCGCGCCAGCGGCGCACTGCTCTTGATCTTCTGGTTCTTGGTTAATGGTTAGTGGTTCTTGGTTAAGGTTATGTTTGGGTTCATCTTCATAACCTGCTGGGTTTTCTTCTGGTTTTTTGGGCCTTCCGCCACGGCTGCCGTTGTTCCTGCTGGTATTCGCTTTCGAGTGATACTTGGCGATTTCCTCGTCACAGCGGCGATGGTGAAAGCCGTCATCTTCGAGCGTGAAAAACTCACCCAAGATGACCCCAACAGCTTCCTCGTGGCCTGCCAGTCGCAACCTACGGATAACCGGCTTGGTTTCTTGTGGGATTGGTTTTTCGCTCTCGTAGTAGTGGTCGAGAAGGCGCCGGTAGACGCCCTCCTCCTCCACAGAGAGGTGCGCGGTATCCCGCGTCCAATCCTTGATGTTGAACTTGTAGTAATGCATGGTTCAGAGGTCCAACTCAGTACAGACACGACGGACAAACTGGTCGTAGCTCTCGGCCATCTGGAATCCCTGAAGCTCCAGCGCCTCGCGATACGCCTTCGCGCTGCCGTACAGCACCCAGCGCTCGCGCTCTGGTAGATTTCGGAATGCGGCATAGCTTGGCCAAGGGCCGCTGATGATCGCTGCGCCAGCGACCTGCTGGAGCGCCTGGGGGGGGGTAGACGGGTTGTTCATTGCAGGGTCTCCGGGCCGGGGATACTGATCTTGTCCGCGCCCACTGGCCTGCCTTGCAGTGCCGTGTTAGCGAGCCTGGAAATCAGTACGCTGAGCGCACTCATGGCATCCAACGAATGGGTCTGTGCGAGGTCCAGCTCGATCACCGTGGGGCAATTGCCCTTGATGTGGTCGCTGACCCTGCTGGCGTAGTTGAAGCTGACCTGTGCCAACGCGTGGTCTGACAGGCTGGCGAAAGCACTGGCTGGCAGCGGGTTGATAGGGGATGCCTTGATGGGGATGAGTAACCGCGCCACCTCCCCGGCCAACAGGCAACGCCGCTCCTCGTCGAGATGATCGGCAGATACCTGCTGCACGTCGTGACCAGTGCGGCGCCGGAACAGAACGGCGAGAGCCATGCAGGCCTCGATCAGCTTTACGTGGATCTCGTCGCGGTCGTGGATCTTGACGCCATCCCCGACCACCTCGACCGCATCGGCAACGCTTTCAAAGCACATCATCAGCAAGGCGGCGTCGGCGAACTTCTCGAAGAACTCTTCGTTGACGACAACGGCTTCTGGAGCCTGGGGGAACTCGATCACCTTGCTCATTGGGCAGCCCCCAGCGCATGCACGGCGCGCTCCATGCGGGCCTGGGCATTGCGCAGTACTCGCCGGGCCTTGGCGCGACGTTCATTGGCCGCAGCAGTGAAAAGACGAACCCCTTCCCATGCATCGGTGTACGGCAGGAACTCACCTTCAGGGCGACCGTGGGCGCGGAAATACACCTCGTACATGGCCTTGATTTCGGCGCGGGCCGCGCGGAAGTGGTGCTCGGCCTCGACCACATCCACTGCCGCCTGGACGATCCGGTCACGCGCTTGTTGCTTGGTTGATTTGATCGTCACAGGGGCTTCTCCGGAGTGAATTTTTCGTAATGGAACTGGCCGTCCCAGGTCTTCTTCATGGGCAGTTTCCCGGCCATGTACAGGTCGTGCAGGCGCCGTGCGCCCTTCTCCAGCATCACCGGGTCGTACCGGATGAAACCGGTCATGCCCTCGCTGCTGACTTTGTATGGCTTCTCGGTGAGCAGGTGCTTGTCACGCGCCATGGCGTACACGCGATACTTGGGAGAATGGTCTGGGTCGGTCTCGGCGTTGTAGATCCACTTCAGCTCGGCCAGGAACGCCAGCATCAGCTGCGAATTCACGCCGTTGAGGCGCTTGGCGAACTGCGGAACCGTCTCCCCAGGCATGAACAGGTTCTCCAGGGCTTCAATCTTCTTGGCCTGCTGCTGGTTCTCCAGCGCCAGCACTGCCTTCTCCTCGGCGAGGTCAGCAGCAAGGCGCAGGGCCTCCGGCAGGCTCTGCGGAACGATTGGTCGACCAGCAAGCTTGGCTTCCAGCTCTTGCCAGCGGTCTACCAGCGCCGCAGTAAACTCGGGTGAGAGCTGCGCGACGACAACGAAGCTGTCGCGCTTGTTGACGTGGTAGACGGATTCGGTACGGGGGCGCCCAAGAGAATCGGCGGTCTGTTCATCCCCCATTGGGGGTTGGACGATCACGCGGCGCTCTACAAGACGCTCAATCGACTGCTTCACCTTGTCGTGACGAGATCCAACCAAGTCCGCGATGTCGCGAGAAGACATAGTGAGTGCGGTGGCGGCGATCAGGTTCATGCCGCACCTCCCACATCCTTCGCTTCATGGAAGGCAGCCGCGTTTCGGTGAGGCCACATAAAGTTTCGCGTGTCGAAAACGACGCGCTCGAATAGGCGCTCAAGTTCGCCGGCTACTGGATTATCGAATCCGCCGAGCGAAGGCACGACGTGCGCCCAGTACAAAGCCTTGATCAACTTGAAAGCTTCGCGGGCGCCGTTGAAGCGTGCGATCTCGGCAGCACTGAGGGTCACGTCGTGAACGATCTCACCATGCAAACCATCTGGACTCCACGCGGGGACAATATGGTTCATTGAGGGATCTCCAAGTCCGTAGCCAGTTGGCAGAACTCACGGTGAGCAGCCCAGGCGATTACTCGCATTGAGCGGATGATGCCGTCCTCGCCACGCTCACCGATCATTGCCGGGTGTTCGCCAAGATTGCTGTCCTTGAAGCCGCCATTGTGCTCAAGCACTTCCGAGAGGATGGCCAGCAACTCAAGGCTCTCCTCCACGCGCTTGGCGGGGGAAGAAAACTTGGTCATGAGATGGCTCATACCGGTACCCCCGCGCCACAAACTGAAGAGGTTGGGTTTTGTGGAGCGTGGCCTTCCATATCCCTCACAGGGATCTCGATCGCTTCGAGCAGGGCCTCGCACTGGACGGTCAGGACGCGGATCGCGTAGAGCTCGCAGCTGCCTTCAGCACCATCCCCGATGAGATTGCCAAGCAGGCAGTTAACGCTCGAAAGCATCGCGCCTGCGGCAGTAATGGCGGTATTGCAGGACGTGCCAAACTTGATCTCGAACTCAATACCGGAAGAGGTGAAGCGAGTATCTTGGGTAACAAGAGAGGTCATTGGGCACCGCCTTCGCCAAGCCCAAGCTCGGCTTCATGGTGTGCGTACAAGTCGTAGCAAATGAACTCAAGCGCCAGCATCAGACCGTGCTGATCACGATCGGTGAGTGGATTATCATCACCAAACTCATGGCTCTCCCGTAGAACTCGAACAACGCTGTATGCGGCCAGCAAGCCACGATGCAGTCGCTGTAGGCGGAACAAGTCCTGGGCTTGCGCCGTTGATGGCGCGGTGGTATTTTCGTGTTTCATTGTTTTGTCCTTTCTCAAGACAAAGTGATACCAAGACACCCGTTGGCGCGGGTGCCGACTAAGAAGCTCAGCTAAGGCTGGGCTTTTTTGTGGGCGGTCGAAAAGCTCAGCCGCTCAGCAAAAACTGAAATGGGGATGGCTTCATGGAGAGGCCTGCGCATTACTGGACGGATGAACAGACCTGTTCAGGGGCTCTGCAAAGCCGGCGAAGACCGACATAATCAGCTCAAGGTCGGGGCGTGGAGCAACTTGGTGGCCGCTACTAGGGAATGCCTTCAACTCAAAGGCTTCGAACCGACCCTCTGGCAAGCCGCGCACAAGAATGTGCCTGCCACTCCTGACGGCTTTGCTGATAGCTGCCTGGCTAGTGCCAAGCCTTCTGGCGGCTTCTTCCTGGCCATGCTGACCAACGAAATCAGCCAATTGAATGGGCGTCATAACGTCACCTGAAAACGGCTTATGACACGAAAGATAACCGCTGGTAGTGAATAAGTCCATAGTAATGGTTTTGGAATTTCACAACCATCGGTTCTAGGATGGAGCCATGAAAAAACGACCCCTTACCCCGGAACAAGCCGAAGAGTGCGCCCTGCTAAAGCAGGCGTTCATTTCTAGGGCGAACCGCAAAATCACCCAAGAGCGTATTGCGAATGAGCTGGATATCAGTCAGGCGGGTGTAAGCCATTACTTAAACGGCGTGAACCCCCTCAACGCGCGCGTGGCTGCAGTGTTCGCAAAGCTGCTGGAGGTACCGGTCTCAACATTCAGTCCTCGCCTCGCTTCAGAAATCGACTGGACAAGCGAAGCAGCTCGCATTGGAGCAGAAGCCAGGGCTGGCGGCAGCAATCTAAAGAGTGCGGTTCAGCCGGCCATGTCGTATCGATATCCAGTGATCAGTTGGGTGGCGGCCGGCGACTGGGCTGAAGCGGTAGAGCCATTCCCTCCAGGATTCTCAGATAGGTACGAAATTTCCGACTATGAGGCGAAAGGGCCAGCGTTCTGGCTTGAGGTCAAAGGCGACTCCATGACCGCCCCGGCCGGGACCAGCATCACAGAGGGGATGATGATCCTGGTGGATACCGAAGCAGATGCCTACTCCGGCAAACTCGTGGTAGCCAAACTCACGGACAGCAACGAGGCGACATTCAAGAAGCTCATCGAGGATGCCGGCAGGAGGTTTCTTAAACCCCTAAATCCGGATTACCCGATGATCCAGGTGAACGGTAACTGCAAGATAATTGGCGTGGTCGTCCGCGCGATGATAAAGCTTTAGCCCCGCACCCACAGATTCTCAAGGCCCGCCCAAGCGGGCTTTTTTGTGCCCACACGAAAAAATACAACCAATGGTATTGACACGGATTTATAACCGCTAGTATCGTTCACCCAACACGAAGGCCGGAGGATATGGAAATGCAGGTAATCGGCGGATGGCAAGGGGAAAGCGGTGGATTGCTTGCGCCAAGGGAACTGGAAGGGCTTCTTCACTGCGCCAATGGATACACAGTCAAGGAAGCTGCAAGGAAGATGGGGGTGAGCCCTGAAACGCTAAAGAAACGCCTTGACTCAGCGCGATTGAAATTCAATGCCCCAAACCTCCGGGCTTTGGTGAGCGAGGCATTCCGTCGCCAAGTGATCAGCCCGGCAGCAACCGCCCTGGCGCTGATTTTGGTGATCCACGGCATGCTGGCTGATGACCTTGCACTTCGTGTTCGCCGCGGCGGGAACGGTGGTGAGCGCCGGGTTGAGCTTCGCGTTGCGGCGCGGCGGGTCGAGCAGCAGGTGGCGTAGCAGCGGCGAGGGTTTTCCGATTTCAGATCGGAGAACCCTGTCCGGTGCAAGAGCACTGTATGGCCGGGTTAGGCGTGGCGCGGCCCGGCGAGGCAAGGATAGGCCAGGCGAGGGCTGTAATCAGCGGCGAGTCCGTTCACAGAGCGGGCTTTCCGGTGGCGATAGTCATCAATGGATATGGCAGGGCGATGCGAGCCGGGATGTGGTAAGGCAAGGCCGGGTTCGGCAAGGGCTGTAATCAGCGGCCTGCGCTTCTTCGGGAGCGTAGTCCGGTGGCGATAGTCATCACTGGGTTTGGCGGGGCTTGGCTTGGCAGTGCCCGGTAGGGAGTGGAATGGCTGGCTAGGGCGAGGGCTGCAAAGCAGCGTCATGCACCTTCGATGAGGGTGCATGGCGGTGATAACAGTCACCTAGGGCTCGGAACGGCGCGGCTTGGCGAGGCTAGGCTTGGCGCGGCTCGGCCTGGTAGGGCAAGGGCTACAACGTAGCGGTCAGCACCTTCGCAGAGGGTGATGACCGGTACCGAGTAAAGCTTCATGGAAGGGCGATGCAAGGCACGCTGTGGTAAGGCAATGCGCGGCATGGGCTACAACGTAGCGGCCTATCTCTTCCTGGAGGAGGTAGGCCGGTACCGAGTACCACGAGGCGGTGCAAGGCGAGGCATGGCACGGCCTGGCCCGGCGAGGCAGGGGCTGATCAGCGCTCAGCCACTTCCGAGAGGTGGTTGAGCGGTGCGAAAGCGCCAAAGGGCCAGGTACGGCAAGCCGGGGTATGGCAAGGCGATGCTTGGTTGGGTTCGGCAGGGCAAGGGCTGCTTGTCAGCGTAATGGCCTTTCATTGAGAGGTCATTGCGGTGCAAAGCACCGTAGGGCGGGGCAGGCTTAGGCGGGGCCCGGTATGGCTCGGCTCGGTGAGGCAAGGGCGGTAATCCGCACGGGGTCACCAGCGTATCTGGTGACAACTTGAAAGCATCTTCAATAAGGATGTTTTCAAGTTCATCAACGCAAGCAAAGTGCATCGCACAGGGCGAACTCGCACACGCAGCGAAACTAAGAGGAACCACCATGCAAGTTTTGAAAGTTAAAATCATTGGCACCCGTCCGCTTTTGGTCCATAGCGACGTGTTTGCTGACCCGTTGAATAAGTTGACCAAAGCGCACAAGCAATTGACCGCGAAGCGCAAAAAGTCTGACGAAGACCATGAGCTTATTGCTCGAAGCGAATGGCGCGGTGGACTTTATTTTGATGAATCCATCGGCCCCTTCTTGCCCGGTATCAATATTGAGTCCGCACTTGTGGCGGGCGGCAAACTTTCGAAAATGGGAACCCAGCTCAAGCGCTCTGTCGAGATCATGGATACCCGCTGCCCGATCATCTACGAAGGCCCGCGCACCGTCGAAGGTCTGTGGGATGAGCAGTTCTACGATGCTCGCTCGGTCAAGGTCGGTACCGCGCGAATCACGCGATATCGCCCCCTCTTCCGCTCCTGGGCCGTGGTCTGCGAGATCGCCTATGACCAGGAATCCATCGACCGTGACCAGGTGCTGAAATGCCTGGAGGACGCCGGTCAGTACTGTGGTGTCGGTGACTATCGCCCGAAATTCGGCCGCTTCGCCGTGGAGGTGCTGTGATGCCTGTCGTCCCGCTTAAGCCGAACAGCTGGAGCCTGGACAAGGCCGTCGCGCAGTTCCTTGCTGACAAGTTCGAGGATGGCCAGCTCATCAGCCACGCCTGGCTTGAGTGGGCGTTGAACTTGCCGAAGCCAAGTACCGCGAAAGAAATGGTCAACTGTCAGTTCGTGATTCTTGACCGCGTCGAGCAGTTCAAAGAAGCCCTGCTGACCCAGCATCAAATCTACATCGTCAGCGTACGCGGCAAGGGTTATCGGATTGTTCCACCAAGCGATCAAGCATTCATTGCGGTGGATAACGCGATGCAGGGAGTGCGCCGGGAATTCAGCAAGTGTCAAAAGGTGATGAAGAATACTCGCCTTAGCGAACTCGACGCAGACCAGATTAAGCGTCACACGGATGCACAAGTTAAAGTTTCTGCAATTGCAGGAATGGTAGGCAAAGGTAAGCGCGAAGTATTTGGCCTGTTCAAGGCATAACTTCCGCCCAGTAACACCCGCAACTTCACTAGAAAGCCAAGTTACTCGGCAGGCTACCGGCTTGCCTGAAAAAGGAGATTCACATGCTTATGCTCAGCCGCAACATCGGCAAGGCCGTAATCATCGGCGGCAACATCCGGGTCAGCGTGGCCCAGGTTAGCGGCTGCCAGGTCCGCCTGGGGATCGAGGCCCCGCGCGGCGTGATCGTTGACCGTGAGGAAATCCACGCACGCCGGGTTGCCGAAGGCACCGCCCAGGATGCGCCGGGGTTCAACATCGACGACCACGTCAAGCTGGTGGCCGATGCTCGCCGATACCGCTGGTTGCGTGACCGAGAGCGAATCGAAGATCCCGACGAAGACCTGCTGGTGGTGCGCGGCGATAACTGGCTATCCGGCGAAGAGCTGGATCAGGAGATCGACACCGCCCTGCGCCTGGAGGCCTTGCAGCAGCAGGTGGTGCCGGAGCAGCAGCCATGAGCCAGGCCGACCTGCTACTGCAGCTGTGGAAAGCCCTGCAGCATCGCGAAACCACGTTCGGGCAGGTCCTCGACCTGTCCGCTGCCTGCGGCTTGGACGGGCGACGGGTGCTGGCCGATCACTTTCGGGGGTTCCCATGCGAATGAAACCTGAGCATGCCCGCCGGCTGCTTGAGCTGGCCAACCGTGGCAACGTCGAGCCGTTGATTTCCCTGATTATCGCTCGACGCGCTGCTCGCCATATGTGCGCCGAGCGTGAGCACGACCATGCCTACTACGCCGAGCAGATCAAGGTGGCTAGCACGGGCCTGCCGTTCACCGCAAGCAAGGTGAAAGAGCTAGAGGCGCAACGTGAAGCTCGTCGCAAGAGTCGTCGGAATAATTTCCTGGTGATCGCGGACTGGCTCCTGCGTGCCGACGACTACCTGACCATCGTGCACGGCCTCGACACCATCCTCGATGTCCTGTCGGTCAATCCAGTGCATAGAGCTGAGGCTGCCGAGTATGCCGCCGAAGCCAGGGGCACGCTTTCTGGGGTGGCGTTCGTGGCCGGGCTGGAGGACAGCGCCAGCACGAAGTCTGGGCGAAAAGAGCCTGACTTCAAGAACGGCCCGCTATTCAACGCCTGCATGCGCCAGTTCGAGCAGATGCTGCTGGACAACCCAGGCGCCCTGCCCGATCCGTTTGCACCTGGCGGACCGTTCTACGGCATCCCTACCTACACCCAAATGCCCGACGGCTCCATGGTGAGGAATTCGCCAACGGTGACGGTGCATGACGCCGAGGGCAGTCGAGTAGTTACGGGCAAACCGAGGATTGCAAAATGACCAAGCGTCGTTCAATCAACCCCGCCGCCCTCCCCGCCGTTGGCCAGCCGCTTGGTGGTGGCTTCTTCGCCGGGCGCCTGTTCTTCGACGGCGCCGAGCACGCGGTTATCGATGCAGGCCGGGACTTTGAAGTCGCCGCACACTGGTGGCAGGAGGAAGGCCCGCGCCCACGCATCCGTGGCGCCACGTCCCGCTTCGACGGAATGGCCAACACCCAAGCCATGGCCGCCGAGGGCAGCGCTATTGCCCGCAAGGTTCTGGGCATGAACATCCGTGGCACTTGGGGCTGGCACATCCCTTCCATCGAGGAGCTGCAGGTGCTGCGCTGCAATCTCTTGCAGCTTCCAGAATGGGGTCACGACGGATCGTACACAGTCAGGGGCGCGGCCCAGGCGTTTGGCCTTAGCGAGTATTGGACCAGCAGTCAGAAGTCGAACGCAGCAACTGCCTGGTGCCTTCACATGCTGCCCTGGTGCGTGCCCGATACGAACTGGGTGAGCAAGTGCAAGGGCATTCGCCCGGTGCGCACCCTGCTGATCAGTCAGGAGGCTTTCGTGCACGCGCCATCGACAGACACGCCACTCACCGAGGCGGATCTGCGCGGCCTGGCCAACCAGCAAGCGGTGGTCACCGTGCTCGAGCGGTTCGTGAACGAGGATGCCGGGAGGTTCTATGGTCGGACCGACGTATTGGTGGCCGAACTGGCGGCGCTCGCGGCGGCTGTCGTGACAGATCGGCGTGACAACCAAAACCTGACGCGTCAGGAGGAATAGCGATGGCAGCAGCAGAGAATCTGCCCGAAGACCATGTGCACGACAAGGTCACCGAAAAACGGATGGGCGAGTTGGTGGGGTGTACAGCGAAGGCGCTTCAACGCAAGCGCGAGAAAGGCATCATCCCCAACTGGGTGTGGATGAAGATCAACGGCAGGATTATGTACAGCAAAAGGAGATATGACGAATGGATCGAAAGCCTGTGGACCTGCCGGCCGGAGTCGAGCTTGTCGGGCGCTCAATCCGAATTCGCTTCACCTGGAACAAGAAGCGGTGCTGCGAGACGCTCGCCCTCCCTCAGACCCCGAAAGGGATCGCAGCAGCAGCGAGTCTACGTGCTCAAGTAAAGGGGTTGGACAAGCTCGGCGCCCTGACGGCAGAGAAGTACGCCGAGCTGTTCCCGAATACCCGAAGCGTGGTGGTTCAGGAGCAAACTACGCCGATCTTCTTCGATTACGCGCAGGACTGGCTCAACAGCCTGCAGATCGTGGAGGGAACCCGGAAAAACTACCGCTCTGCCCTGCAGGTGTATTGGGTTCCGTACCTGGCCGAGAAGCCGATCGACACCATCACGTCAGTGCTCCTGCGCAAGATCATGAACGATATCAAGTGGACTTCCCCGGTACGCCGCAAGGGCGTGGTCGGCCTACTGGTGTCGATCTTCCAGCAGGCGGTGACGGACGAGTTGATTGTTCGAAACCCGGCCCTGTCTATCCCAGGCGCCAAAGTGCCGAAGCGTGAGGTCGACCCTTTCACCAAAGAGGAAGCGGATTCGATCATTGCTCATCTGTACGAAACGACGAGCGGCATGACGGCAATTTACGCGGCCTATTTCGAGTTCTGTTTCTACACCGGCATGCGGCCGGGCGAGGTGATGGCTTTGCGCTGGAGCGAAATCGACAGGCGCGGAAAGACTGCCAACGTTTGCCGCATTCAGATCCGTGGAGTGATCCAGGATCGCACCAAAACGAAGCGTTCCCGGAAAGTTTTATTGAACGATCGCGCCCTGCATGCGCTCGAAAAAGCTAGACCGCTCACCGAGGCCCGTTCAGATTATGTGTTCGCGCCCAGTGGGACGGGTGACCGCTCGGAGATGTTCATTCGCTCCGAGACGAGTCAAAAACGCTACTGGCTGGCAGCCCTACGGAAGCTTGGTATCAGGCGCCGCAGGATGTACGACACGCGCCACACGTACGCGACCATGTGCCTGATGGCCGGCATGAACCCGGCATTCATCGCCGCGCAACTCGGGCATAGCGTACAGGTGCTGCTTTCGACATACGCGAAGTGGATCAACTCGCCGAATGACTGGGCTGAGCTTGATAAGCTGAAATCGCTGGAAAGTGGTACAAAAATGGTACGAGCTAAAAGCCAGTAACGCCAAGAGTGCCGAAACTCAAAGGGTTTACGTTACATGTGCGGATTAGCAGGAGAATTACGTTTCACCCCCATCGACCAAGCCCCTCGCCCAGCCGACCTGGCTGCGGTAGAGCGCATTACCCATCACCTGGCCCCGCGTGGCCCGGATGCCTGGGGCTTCC